ACGCAGTAGATCGTTTCAGTCGACCACTACCCCCACAAATGGGCGTCGGTATGGTCGCACGTTTCGTAGAGAAAGTACTACCGAACGTCTTTAAGAAAGCTATACAGCGTGCCCGAAACATCGAGGTATTGCTAAACCACAACCCTGATCGCAAGCTCGCAGACACCGCTAGCGGTACTGCAAAGATCGTCGAGGACAACGTCGGGCTACGGGCAACCGTAGAGATCACCGACCCCGAGGTGATCGAAAAAGCCCGAGCAGGCAAACTACGGGGCTGGTCTTTCGGTTTCTCTGACGAGCAAGCCGACCAGACTACACGAGCCGACGGTCTTGTCGAGCGAGTGATCAAAAGCCTCGCACTGCACGAAGTGTCGATCATCGACGATCGTGCTTTACCAGCCTATATCGGCACCAGTATCGAAACTCGCAGTCTTGACGGTGTAGAGGTAAGCATACGTGTTTCTGACGATACCGAAATAGACACCGAGACAGACAATACCGAGGACGTCGGCGACGACGGTAAAACATCTACTGAAACTACGGCTACCAACTCTGATAGGTCGGACGACGACGAGGGCGACGAGCAGGCGACAGCCGAACTCGAAAGCCAACGTCTACAGCGTGAGGCTGACATCAGAGAGGCAAGCATATAACAAAATAAGTAGCCCGTAAGGGCGGAAAGGACTTTTCAATTATGAACTTAAAAGCTCTACTTGAAAAGCGAGCTAGCCTACAGAAAGAAATGTGGGCTATCTCTGACAAAGTAACGACCGAAACTCGGGCTATGTCCGAGGACGAGTCAAAGAAATGGGACGAACTCAAAACAGAGGTCGCCAACATCACACGCACAGTCGAGGAAATCCAAGCTATGCGTGAGACCGAAGAAGGTACCGAACAAGAGGACGGTGCTACAACTACCGAAACTGCCGACCAAGTCGCAGAACGTGAAACACGTGCTTTCGCTAGTTATATTCGCTCGATCTACGGTGGCAACAGCAAGCAAGAACGTGCAGACGTAAACTTGACTTTCAGTGCCAACAACAACGCCGTAGTGCCTAAAACTATCGCAAAGAAAATCGTAGAAAAAATCTACGACATCTCGCCAGTTGTTGAAAAGGCTACCAAGTACGTAACAAAGGGTACTCTTGAAATCCCTGTTTACGGTGCTGACGGTAGCGGTAACGACATCACTGTCGCTTACGCAACTGAGTTTACTGATCTTGAAAGCAAAGTCGGTGCTTTCGACAGCGTAGAGTTGCAAAACTTCCTCGCTGGTACGCTGGTCAAACTGTCTAACAGCCTGATCAACAACACCGACGTAAACCTTGTTGACTTTGTTATCAAGCGTATCTCTTACGAAGTTGCACGCTTCCTAGAGGGCGAAATCTTGATCGGTACGAGTGGTAAAATGGCAGGTCTTTCAGGTCTCGACGCAGGTCGTGTCTTTGAGACAGCTACCGCTAGCGTTGTTGACGCTGACGACCTTATCGACCTCAAGAACCAAGTCAAGCAAGCGTTTCGTAAGGGTGCGATCTGGGTTATGGCAACTGAAACCAAGTCTGCTATCGAAAAGCTGAAAGACGACAACGGTCGCTACCTCTTTACTGAGGACTTGACGGGCGAGTTCGACGGCAAGATTTTGGGCTACCCTGCATACGTTTCTGACAAAATGCCAGAAGTTGCAGACGGCGTAAAAGCTATTGCTTTCGGTGATTTTTCAGGTGTTGCTCTTAAATGGAGCGAGGAGCTTGAAATCAACGTCTTGCGTGAGAAGTTTGCAACACAGCACGCTACTGGTGTCGTTGCGTGGCTTGAGGCTGACGCCGAAGTCGAAAACCACCAGATGCTCGCTGTACTTAAAGTCAAGTCTGCGTAGTAGGGGGACAATATGAAAGTAGTAGCAAAGAGTAACTTTTTCGGACAGGGCACCAGTTTCAGGACTGGTCGAGAGTACGAAGTCGCCGACAAGTTCGGCAAGGTACTCGTCAAGGCTTGTAAACCCCACGCTGTAAAAGGCCCGCCACCCGCCCCAGCTACTACCTCAAACCCTGCTACCCAGACCCCACCTGCACCCGTCGAACCTGCAAAGGTCGACGAGGCAGGCGACGGCGAGGCAGACAGTGGCGAGGTAGTGTCTGACGACGAGCAAACCACAAACGCCGACGGTGGCGACCAGACCGACGGCGAGGCTGACAAACAGCCTACAACTGGCGAAACTGACAAAACTAACGCACAGAAAGGTAGTAAGTAGTTATGGCAAAAACAGGACTACAAGGCATACGATATGCCGTACTTACGGGCGACACCTACGGTACCCCTGCCTCTGCTGGTAAAGGCGTCAAGTGTTCGGTAAGCGTCAAAAACAACGACGCAAAGCTGTACGCAGACAACGCCCTCGCAGAGAGCGACAGTACTTTTAGCTCGGCAAGTGTTTCTATGGAAATTGACGACGACCGTCAAGACGTGCTAGCCACGTTACTAGGTCGCACACCAGACGCAACCACTGGTGAAGTTGTACGTAAGGCAAATGACATCGCACCTTACGTCGGTCTCGGTCGAGTGATCACCAAGATCGTAGGCGGTGTTGCGAAATACAAAGCAGAGTTTATCTGCAAGGTGAAGTTTAAGGAGCCTAACCAAGAGGACACAACCAAAAGCGACAGCGTTACTTTCGGTACCGTTACTCTTGAGGGCGACGCCTCTACCATAAGCGACGGCTTGACGTGGTCAAAGACGAACACGTTTGACACCCTCGCAGAGGCAGTAGACTACCTAGATACGTGTTTCGGGGTAGCGTAATATGAAAGTTCGAGTAGTAGTAGGTTTCGTTGACAAAGACCAGTTTACCCGTGTTAAGGGTGCACTAGCCGAGCTTGACGACGCCTACGCTACCGAGCTTATCGAGCAGGGCAAGGTCGAAACGCTAGACGATCGTGCCGTGGCGAGTAAAGCTAAATCTAGCAAGCGAAAGGCGAGTAAAAAAAATGCAAGAGAAAATCTTTAAGATCGGCGAGGGCGACAAACAAGCGACGCTAGCTTTCAACCTCAACGTAATGGCACAGATACAGTCTGAGTACGGGAGCGTGTGTGCGTTGGTAGAGTTGCTAGAGGACGACGCAGAAAACCCGACCCGAGGTGGCGAGCCTGATATGCAGGCTTTCATCAAAGGGTTTACGTTTATGTTAAACGAGGGTGTCGAGATCGAAAACGACGATCTGCCAGCCGACAAGAAAAAGGTACCTTTCACAGAGCGACAAGTCGGTCGCTTGATCACCACGTGGGGCAAGGACGAAGTACAGAAAGCTATGCAGGCGACGATCGCCTCTGCTACTGATACGGGCGACGACACCTCAAAAAACGTGTAGTCCACGACGACGACGACGGTAGCCTCGACTTCTCGTGGATAGAATACGTCGGGCATACGCAACTAGGTTACACGGTCAAAGAAGTAGGGCGTATGACTTTCGGCAAGTGGTATCGGCTCTATAAGCATTTTCAGAACTACCACGACATAAAAGTAAAGGGCACTAGCTACGCAGAGCTGAGAGAGCAACAGCAAAAATCAGACGAGTGGCTATAAGCCAGAAAGGGACAGCAAAACTATGGCAGTTATCGAAAAAGTAAGCGACATCACAACCGCCTACCTTGCTAGCTACCTGCGTGTCGACGACCCAGACACAGAGCTGACCGACGAACTCGGTACTATGCTTGCGTCTGCAAAGGGCTTTCTGACGTCCTACACTGGCTTGCCTGCAACGGCACCAGCCGACGACCCAGCAACCACGGACGTAGACGAAAGCGACGTAACAACACTCGACAGCAAACCCGAGTTTGTTACTGCGATCTGCGTACTGGTACAAAATCAGTACGACAACCGCACTTTTTACACTGACAAGGGGCAGGTCGAGGCAGTGCTTGATAGCATACTCGGTATGCACAGGGTAAACTTTCTATGAAAAACGCAGGCGACTATAACCGACGTATCAGTATTGTGCGACGTACCAAAAATACGAACGCAAATGGGTTTGATACCGTCTCAGAAACGGTCGTCTGCAAGGCGTGGGCGAAAGCAAGCGGTACTCGTGGCTATACGATCGTGCAAAGTGGCTCGAACTTCGAGGACGCAACCGTAGGGCTAGAGTTTCGCAAGCCGACAGCCACGTTTGATCGCAAAGACATCGTGCGTTTTGACGGGCACGACTGGTCGATCGTCTATATCAACGACGCCGAGGCAAAAACCAGGGGGCTGATGTAGTTACAAGTACGAAAGGTAGAGCAGTAATATGGCACGGTTTGACGTAGAGGTAGGCAACGATCTACTGCACCAGATCGAAAAGCTAGAGGGCAAGAGCGACGACGTTTTCGGGCAAATGGTCGACGCTGGTGCCGACGTAGTACTGCGAAATATGCGATCAAATATGCGTGCGTCGTTTAAGACGACCCGTAGCCTAGAGCAAGGGCTGAAAAAGACCCGAGTGTACAAGACCCCTAGCGACGGCGGTGTCGCTGTAAAGGTGCTTTTCAGTGGCTACAACGACAAAGGTGTAGCGATACCACTGATCGCCTCTGCACGTGATCGGGGCACAAAACGAGGTGAGGCAAAACGACCTTTCTTTCGTAAAAGTTTCAACAAATCGGCGATCGAGGGGGCTATGCGTCGTGTCGAGCCGAGACTTTTTGAGGGTATGCAGTAATGAACGACCAAGTAAAAACGATACTAGAGACAATCACGGTAGGCGGTAACGCCCTGCCTATTGCACTGTTGCACTTTGACGGAAAAGCCGACACCTTTGCGGTTTACTCGCCGACTAACGAGGGTGTCGGCTTGTCTGGGGACAACGTACCGCTAGAGTATGTCGAGGCGTGGGACATCGACATATACAGCAAAGGCGACTACCTAGTATTATCAACACAAATAAAGCAGGCTTTCATCGACGCAGGCTGGGTATATCGAGGTCGTGGGCAAGATACCTACGACACCGACACCAAGCTCTACCACCGTCTACTAGAGTTTGAGAAAGAGGTAGCGTAATATGGCAAATACTTTCGGCGGTAGCATAAAACTTACGGGTGAGAGCGACTACCGCAAGGCTCTACGAGACATCACCAGCGATATGCGACTTATGGCGTCCGAAATGAAAGTTATGGCGACGTCGACCGACAAGTCTGCCAGTGCTAGCGACGCTGACAAAGCCAAAAAAGAGGCTTTAAGCAAGGCGATCGCCGACCAACGCACCCGACTGCAAGACCTCAACAAGGCTCTAGCTGATAGCAACGCCCAAAACGGCGAGGCGAGCGACAGTAGCAAGAAACTGCAAATACAGATCAACAACGCCACTGCAAACCTCAACAAAATGGAAACCCAGCTAAACAGTGCAGGCAAAGAGACGGGGCAACTCGGCTCTGAAATGGACGGTACGGGCAAAAAAGCGTCGGTTTTCGGCGACGTGCTGAAAGCAAACCTAGCTAGCGACGCAATCGTGGCAGGTGTAAAGGCGATCGGCTCTGCGATCAAAGCGATCGGCTCGGGCGTCGTCGATATGGTCAAAGACAGCGTCAAAGCCTTTGCTGACTACGAGCAACTGGTCGGCGGTGTCGAGACTTTGTTTAAGGACAGCTCGAAACAGGTGCAGGCTTACGCAAACGAGGCGTACAAAACGGCAGGTCTGTCGGCAAATGCCTATATGGAAACGGTAACGGGCTTTTCTGCGAGCCTCTTGCAGGGTCTAGGTGGTGATACTGCCAAAGCAACCGAGATCGCAAATACCGCAGTCGTCGATATGTCCGACAACGCTAACAAAATGGGCACCGACATCTCGCTTATACAAAACGCCTATCAAGGTTTTGCGAAAGACAACTTTACTATGCTTGACAACCTCAAGCTGGGCTACGGTGGTACGGCGTCCGAAATGGCACGTCTGGTCAACGATAGCGGTGTTATGGGGTCGAGCTTTAAGGCGACGGCTGAAAACGTCAAAGACATACCTTTCGACAAGCTGATCGAGGCGATACACAAGACCCAGACAGAGCGAGA